ATGCAACAAAACGTGCAATTACACTTCGTCTTTTAGAAAATCAAGAAAAGGCTTTGCAAGAAGCCAACGTAACTGGCGGCAATATTGACAACTGGGACCCAATCCTAATTAGTCTTGTTCGCCGTACTATGCCTCAACTTATGGCTTATGACACAATTGGCGTTCAGCCAATGAGTGGTCCTACTGGACTTGTCTTTGCTATGAAATCTCATTATACTGGCGAAGCATCAACTGGTGCTGAAGCACTTACGCTTCCTGCTGGTGCACCTGATGTTGATTTCTCTGGTAACGATGGCGCAACTCCAGCCACGAATACTTACGAAACTGCTGATGGCGAGGCTTTAGGTGGCTTTGTTTCTGGTGGTGGAGCGTTCAAAGAAATGTCTTTCTCAATCGAGAAATCAAGCGTAACTGCTAATACTCGTGCGTTGAAAGCCAAATATTCTTTGGAACTTGCTCAAGACCTTAAGGCTATTCACGGTCTAGATGCTGAAACTGAATTGTCAAATATTCTTTCTTCAGAAATTCTTGCTGAGATTAACCGAGAAGTTATTCAGAAGATTCAATCACAGGCTACTGCTGGCGCAACTGCTGGCACTACTACTGCTGGTACTTTCGATGTCGCTGATGCAGTTGACAATCGTGGTGCTCGTTGGGGTGGAGAGCGTTACAAATCACTATTGATTCAAATCAATCGTGAGGCTAACCTGATTGCTAAGAATACTGGCCGTGGTGCTGGTAACTGGCTTTTAGTATCTCCAGATGTAGCGTCTGCACTTGATATGGTTGCCGGACTTGCTACTCCTTCAATGGACGTAGACAATGGCGGACAGCCTGATATCGCAAACAACCTGTTTGCTGGTATGTTGGGAAGTAAGTACAAAGTATTTATTGACCAGTTTGCCGCTTCAGACAGCGTAACAGTTGGTTACAAAGGAAGCAATATGTATGATGCGGGTCTCTTTTACTGCCCATACGTACCACTTCAGTTGATGAAATCAATTGGCGAAGAAGACTTCCAGCCTAGGTTGGGATTCAAGACTCGTTATGGACTTACTCATAATCCATTCGCTACTGGCAGTGACGGTGCTAACCCTTACTTCAGGAAGTTCACTGTAACTAACCTGTAAGGTTCGATTAGTCTTGACTAGCGCCATTCGTGTAAGAATTTCGCTACCTTAGGGCCAAGTCAATTAAAGAGGCATCTAGAGCAATCTAGGTGCCTTTTTTCTGTTTGTTGTTTGTATAAATAGTAGTATGACAGATAAACAAAGAGTAGCACCACAGAAAATCAATCTCGCTAAGAGTACCAATTATAGGTTGAATCTCAGCATTCTTCCTGGTACGCAATTTTGGTTGACAACCTGTAATCTTCCTACAATGAGTGTTAATGAGATACCTATTCCTCATCCTCTTCACGGGCACGTATATCGACCAGGCTCTACCATTTCAAATGCTCCTATGACGGTGACATTTCTAGTGGATGAAGATTATCACAATTATATGGAAATTCTCGGATTGATGTATAAAGCGGCAGGCCCCGAAGCCAAAAACAGATATAAGAAGGGAGAAGCGACTGGCCACGATGGAAGCATCCATATTCTCTCCAATAACAAGAATGTAAGTGATAAGGTCTTCACTTTCCATAACTTGTTCCCTACCATTCTAGGAGAACTTCAGATGACGAATGAGTCGGCTGAACCCCTCCTAACTGACCTGACTCTCCAATACGACTTTATGGAAATGGCATCAGGTAGACCCCTATAAATTTATTTGAAGAAAACGCTTGACATACGCTATAGAATGGTGTATAATGTATATAAAATAATAGTATGAATGGAGTGAATGAATGTACAAGCCGTTACCAGAATGTGTGACGATTCGAGAATCAAATATTGAAGGATTAGGGTTATTTGCAGTAACCGATATAGCAAAAAATACCTATCTGGGTCTGATTCACGCTGGTAAATATGATGGCGAATATATTAGAACACCTCTAGGTGGATTCGGAAATCATTCAGATGAGCCAAATTGTGACAAGGTCTCAATCGACAACCCGAACAATTGTTGGGGCATCACCACAAACCAACACATATATAAAGATGATGAAATAACCTGGCAGTACACTTTTTATGAGGTTTGACAATTCGTGAGGAATAATATATAATGAACACTATGAAAATAGAAGAACTTGAAGCATCGGTAGATAAGGACGTATACATAGATGAGACTATCCTAGCCAGGGAGTCTCTGGCTACTCCCACTAAACACAACAAATATCTAAAAATCTTGTTGCGGGAGAGGCTCAAATTAAAGAAATTACGAAGCGAACTATATAAAGTAAGTCACGGTAGAACCAATTATTATAATGGTACTGACCCAGACCCATTTGAATATGTTCTGAAAGACCGGGAAGTTAAAGAATATGTGAGGATTGACCCAATCGTTGTTGCGGCAGAAGATAAGGTCACTTTGCAAGAAGAGATAGTGAAGTATTTGGAAGAGGTCTGTAAAATGTTCTCTACCAGAGGTTTTGCCATAAAGAACGCAATTGATTTCCTCAAATTTACACAAGGTGAATTCTAAATTATATTATGACTGATATTATTATCCACAAAAAGGACGATGTGTACGTAAACATCGAGTGTGAGGCATCTATTGCCCACGACCTCTCTGACTACTTTACGTTCAAGGTCCCTGGATATAAATTTATGCCTGCTTACAAAAGCAGAGCGTGGGATGGGAAGATACGTCTTTTCAACGCATTTGGTGGTGAATTATATTATGGCCTAATTCCATACGTGGTCGAATTCGCTGAAAGACACGAATTAACCATTCAAACATTGCCCCTCGAAAGAACAACAACTGTAGAAGAAACCGCAGAGTTTTTTAAGAAGTTGAATCCCCAAGTTGGCCTCTCACCAATTCAACCATACGACTATCAATACGAAGCATTACATCACGGTCTCAATCAAAAACGGGCATTGATGTTATCTCCTACCAGCAGTGGTAAATCTCTGATGATTTATGCACTGGTCAATTGGTATATGGAAAAAATTGAAAAGAAGATACTAATTATTGTACCTACCACCAGCCTAGTGGAACAACTCTACAAAGACTTTGAAGACTACTCCGCAGGGTCTGGTAATGCCGGTGCCTGCAGGATGTTCTATAATACACATAGAATATACGCTGGTAAAGCCAAGGAGACTGAAAAGAAAGTCGTTATTACTACGTGGCAATCTATTTACAAGTTAAAGAAAGATTGGTTTCAAAAGTTTGGTGTTGTGATTGGTGATGAAGCACATAATTTTAAGGCCAAGTCTCTCACCTCTATCTTAACGAAGATGACTGATTGTGAGTATAAATTCGGATTTACAGGTACCCTAGATGGTACACAGACACACAGACTAGTTCTAGAAGGACTATTCGGAGCAGTACATAAGGTCACTACGACTAAAGAATTAATGGATTCTGAGACAATCGCTAAGTTACATATTGAAGCGGTAACTCTAGGATATACAGATGTAGAAAAGAAAGCAGTAAAACTAATGACATATAAGGAAGAGATAGATTTCCTTATTACACATAAAAAGCGAAACGATTTCATATGCGACCTGGCACTATCACGGCCAAGGAATACCTTGATTTTGTTTCAATACGTTGACAAGCACGGTAAAAAATTATATGAATATCTCACCAAGAAAGACCCAGAAAGGCCAGTATTCTTCGTTAGCGGAGAAGTTAAAACAGAGGTTCGTGAGGAGATTCGTGCTATTACAGAAACTTCCACTAATGCTATTATCGTGGCTAGTTACGGCACTTTTAGTACTGGTATTAATATTAGGAATTTGCATTCTGTTATTTTCGGGCACCCTGCTAAGTCTAGGATTAGGAATTTGCAGTCTGTTGGTCGGGTGTTACGATTGGACTCAGGAAAAACTAAGGCAACTCTTTTTGATATAAGTGACGATTTGAGTTGGAAGAAACATAAGAACTTTTCACTCAAGCACTTTTTAGAGCGGGTGAAGATATACAACACAGAAAAATTTGACTATAAACTTAGGAGTATTAAATTATGACAGCAGGACAGAGCCTTGCGACAAAATCTAGATGGGGTCGTCCTTCTAAATTCTTCCCAGTAGTTGTGGATGACTTCTTTGATAATGCACACGCTATTATGGAATATGGCAAATCATTAGAAAAAGATGATTTGGGTGGTGACAAACCAGGAGTGAGGTCAAAACAATTATGGGAGATAAATCCTGAATTGCACAGTGACATTCTAAGGAGAGTTTTAAGCATTTATTTTGATTTGGATTATGTTGATGTCACTTGGAGACTAAGTGAGATGTCCTTTCATAGGAATCCTCCCTCAGGTCAGATTAAACAAGAAGATGGAAACAAGGGATTTATACACCAAGACGTTTTACTTGGTGGGCAGGTTGGTATGGAGGTTGCTGGATTGATATATCTCACACCAGATATTGACCCAGATAGCGGTACATCATTATGGAATTTGAAACCACAAGAAATTGTCGTTCCATCTGGTGAAAGTAGCGTAAATACGCATAATGCAAAATTTACAGAGAAACTAAGATTTCAAAATTTCTTTAATCGACTGATAGCGTATGATGCCTGTGAATGGCACGCCGCAAATAGTTATTGGAGTGATGGTGAAGATAGATTAACATTGGCCTTTTTCATAGGTGGAATAGAAACCACCAACTGGCCACTTGATAGAATTAAAACTAGGAGTATAAAATTATGAGTGGAAATTACGGATTGCCTGACGATATAGCAGAGCCTAAAGAAGAACAGCCGTTTAAGGTATATAAAGCAACGGTTCATCTGAAGCACACAGGTACCGAACTAATTTGTGATGTATTGAGCATCAATGCAGAGGGTAGGTTCATTACCGTAAGGAACCCCACGGTACTCCAGCAAATTTCGTCAGGAGACGGACAAGCCCAGATGGGCCTAGTTCCATTCCTTATGACGGTAAAAGATGACACTATCCATCTAAATATGGGGGATATCCTATTTTTGAGTGAAACACTTACAGAAATAGCGGACCAACACACTGGAATGTTTAGCAAGATTATCCAGCCACAGGGCAAGGGTAAAATAATCTTATAAAAAGTGAAAATAATGCTTGACACGAACTATTGTTCCTGTTATACTGTAAAAGAATATACATTGTACATATGAGGGGCTAGCCTCAAACCTAGCAGTCGACCTGAAACGAGAAACTCAGGTAAGTAGCCATTTGGTGAACCGAGCAGACTATAATACTCGACATACTGAGTTGAGGTCTGTGTATTGATGTCCCGTACAAGGACTAAATATGCGAAAGAAATCCGGTCAGGACACACCACGTATTGGTACAGTCCACTAGAGAAGAGTGAGTTCACACTCTGTGGCCACCAGGAATAAGACATTTTTGATGTCTCGGTAACCTGGCTCTATAATATAACTGTATCTTGTGACCAGACAGAAAATGTATCTTATAATGTACCATTTAATTAATGCCTCTAACTAGAAACTGCGAAAGGACGAAGTCCTTGAGCAAGTCTGAGTTGAGCGAAGCGAAACGAAGACTGAATAAAGTAGATTGAAACTATCTGATATCCAATTACGTTTCGATGGATTGCGTCTTATAACCAGTTATAAAGTGTTTTATAACCAGTTATAAAGTGTTTTATAACCAGTTACAATGACTTTCGCCCTTCGGGCTCAAGTGGCTCGTTTCACTCGCCATTTTACGTTATATAAGTAATACGTAACAAAAGAACACTTAAAAACTTATTTTTGAAAAAAGTAATAAAAAGGGTTGACATTGACCCAATGACCTGTTATAATATATGTTATATAATTGAATAAGGAGTACTAAAGTGGCAAAAAGAGAGTATGCTTATAAAGAGGCAAAGCCGCCTGTTGATAAGGATAATACTAAGCACTACATTAATAACAAAGAATTCCTGAAGGCTCTCATTGAGTATCAGGCTGACATTGTACAATGTGCCAAAGATGGTAAAAAGAAGCCATACGTCACAGAGTATATTGCAATGTGCTTCCTCCAGATAGCCCAACGACTATCCTATCGACCTAACTTTATAAATTACACTTATAAAGACGATATGATATCTGATGGTCTGGAGAACTGTCTGGCTTATATGCACAATTTTAACCCAGATAAAAGCACTAATCCCTTCGCCTATTTCACACAAATCATTTACTACGCATTCCTTAGACGTATCCAGAAAGAAAAGAAACAACAGTACGTGAAGTATAAGTATTTCGACCAAAGAGCCGGTTTCGAGCAAATGGATGAATTACAGCAACACGACAAAGAATCCTTTGATTTCATTCATACCCAAGGTGCAGTAGATTTCCATACACATATCAAAGAGTTTATCGATGATATGGAACGGAAAGAGGGTGAAAAGAAAGCAAAACGTGAAGCAAAGAAAGCCGAGAAGGAAGAGGCTATTGCAAAGAAAGACAATAAGAATAACCTTGAGTTCTTTATGATATGAAGGTAGCCATCATAACAGACACCCATTTCGGTGCAAGGTCAGATAGTCAAGCGTTTTCGGATTATTTTTATCGATTCTGGACTGGAACCTTTTTCCCATACTTAGATAAGCATAATA